AGCGAAACCATCCTCAATTATCCCGGTGTTCGGGATATCATGAACCAATATATGACACCTGGAAACGTGTTACTTACGATTACTGTGATCGGTTTCATAACCGATCAGTTGCGGCGCTGGAACAGCAATAAGGATAGCTGACCATGGGTTTGATTTCAGAAGTTATTAGCGGCATCATCAGTCCGCTTGCATCAATCGGCACTAAGATTGTCGATTTGAAGATTGCGAGGGAGAAAGCGACAACTGATCAAGAGCGCATGCGTATTGATGAACAAATCAAGACGCTTGAGTTGCAGCAAACCGTTTTGATCAAGACTGCTGATCATTGGACCACGATAACGGTTCATTTCAGCTTCGCTATGATTTTTCTTCTCTATGAGGCGAAGCTTATTGTTTGGGACAAGCTGTTGGGTTGGGGCTCAACCGATCCATTATCAGCTGATCAAAAACAATTGGAAATGATCGTTATCGGATTTTACTTCCTCTACAATGCTGTGAAGCTTTTGAAGCGATAAGTAGTTGTGTCTATTGAACAATTTTATCCTTTCATTATGCCGATAACGTTATATGCTGCTGAACCATCGAATATTTCAGTGGATAATGGTTCAATGGATCAACCTATAACTTGGGTGCTTTTAGCCGCGCTTGTTGGCGCGTTAATCGCGGCTGCAAAAACTGGTTTCTGGTTGAGGGAGTATTTTTCAAAAGCGAAACATGAACTAAGAAACGATATGCTTTCTCAGAAAGCCGATTTAATCGTTGAAATTGGCGATCTTGAAAAAGCAATGCAGACAATGGTAATACGAATTCAAGCGCTTGAGGTTTTGGCGCAAACTCGTGCTGGAATGCGCGATGATATCGACGATATTAAGGAACGCTTGCGCGAGCTTGAGCGTTCGGTTAAAAACCTCGAAATTAATGAAGCTCGCCGATCCCGCGATGATGATCAGCGCCGTCAAAGATAGCCGGTCATGCTTACACCGTGGTCAAAACCTGTTGATGAAACGGCGCTGAAGGAAAAGTTCGCCGAAGCACTTTTGCGCGAGCCAAAGGACGCCTATGGCGCCGCTCAAAAAGTCGTTGGTCCGACCAACCTAGCGCGCGCACTTGAGATAGCTCAGCTATGGCCGAACGACGCGCAAGTTTTGGCGTTCCAGGTTGACCTTATCGAGGAACATGGCGCTGAGTATTTCTTGCCGACAAAAGCTGAGCTTTGCCGTAAGATTTATGAGCTTGGCGAATTAGGAACTGCATCGGTTGCTGAGCGGCTTTCTGCATATCGATTGTATGCTGATATTCGAGGTTTCACGCCCAAGACTGGCGGTGATGTCAATCTCACTGTTAATCAAAATCGTGTCATGTATATAAAGGATCACGGTTCTGACGATGATTGGGAAAATAAGCTCAAAGCGCAGCAAGCCAAATTGATTGAGCATGCCACGGATTGACGACTATCATACGGTTTGGTCGCCAATCCCTGATACATCGCAAGAATTAGCGATGGATAGCAGGTGCCATCACACGCTTTATTGCGGCACTCGTGGCCCCGGTAAATCTGACTGTCAATTGATGCGGTTCCGTAGGCATGTGGGGAAAGGCTACGGCTCATTTTGGCGCGGTATCATTTTCGACAAGGAATATAAGAACCTTGATGATTTGGTGATTAAATCTCAACGTTGGTTTAATGCCTTCGCTGATGGTGCCAAATGGTTGAGTTCAGCTAAGGATTATAAATGGGTTTGGCCAACTGGTGAGGAATTGCTTTTTCGGGCTGTTACTAAGCAAGAGGATTATTGGGGTTATCATGGTCATGAGTTTCCTTTCATAGGTTGGAATGAGCTTTGTAAATACCCCACAGCTAATTTGTACTCTATGATGATGTCAGTCAACCGAACGTCTTTCACACCGGATAAAGACACCCCGGCGGAAATACGCAAAACTGGCAAGTTGCTTCCTCCTATTCCTCTTGAAGTATTTGCAACAACCAATCCATGGGGTGTAGGCCATGGTTGGGTGAAACGTATGTTTATTGATGTTGCTCCTTATGGACATGTGGTTAGGCGAACGGTTGAAGTTTTTGATCCGGTCACACAACAGAAGGTGCCGGTTACGAAAACTCAAGTTGCGATCTTCGGTTCGTACAAAGAAAACATCTATCTTCCGCTTGAATACATTGTCGAGCTTGAAAATCAATCCGATCCGAACCTTAGACTTGCTTGGCTATATGGTGACTGGGATATCGTCGCTGGTGGTGCTCTATCGGATCTATGGCGTAAAGATGTTCATGTTCTTCCTCGCTTCAAAATTCCTAGTGGTTGGCATATTGATCGCGCTTTCGATTGGGGTTCAACTCAGCCTTTTTATGTTGGTTGGTTTGCCGAAGCTAATGGTGAAACTGCTACGCTTAGCGATGGTACGACTTTTACACCCCAACCGGGATCGTTAATTCTGTTTGATGAATGGTATGGAACGACTGAGGATAAGTTGACTGGTGCTAGTTTGAATACCGGTCTTAAGCTATCATCGATCGATATCGCCAAAGGAATTCATTCGCGCGAAGATTTGCTTTGCAATCAACATTGGATCGGGAATGAGCGGCCGGCACCTGGGCCAGCTGACAACCAAATTAGAGAGGTTAGAGAAAAGGACGTTGATACGCTTGAAAAGAAGATGGCGGATCACGGGGTTCATTGGCTTGAGAGTGATAAATCGCCCGGTTCGCGCAAGATCGGATTACAGCTAATCCGGGAACGGTTGGAAGCTTCGGTTAGGAGGGAAGGGCCGGGCTTGTATTTTATGCAGAATTGTAGGCATGCTATATCTATCATTCCAACCTTGCCGCGCGATGAAGATAAGCTAGATGATGTTGACACTGAAGCCGAAGATCATCCTTACGATGTACTTCGCTATCGCGTGTTGCATGGTAATAACAGGCTCGCAACCAAGATCCCGCTTGTGTTCCCACACTAAGGGATAGGATCATGCCAAACGTTTCATTCGTTCGTTCCGATCTTCGCAAGGCAATCAAAAAGTATTCGATTATTGGCGATTGCTTTGATGGTGAAGCACAAGTCAAATCTAAAAAGACTGCTTATCTTCCGATGCCAAACCCGGAAGATCAAAGTGAAGCAAATTATGCTCGTTACGCTTCATATATTGAGCGAGCGGTTTTTTACAACGTTGTGAAGCGAACACTCAATGGATTGACCGGGTTGCTTTTCGTTCGAACCCCGGAAATGGTTTTGCCGGAAGATATGAAGTTGCTCGAAACTAATGCAGATGGTTCCGGCTCAACTCTTATCCAGGTGGCAAAGCTCGCAAGTCGATTGACTGTTGGCTATGGTCGTTGCGGTTTGTTCATTGATATGCCGGATTTTGGACGCGACTTAACGCGTGCTGAATTGCAAGATGGGATTGGAATTCCATCGATCAAGCCATATCATCCATCAAAAGTAATCAACTGGCGGACAGTCATTCGAGGCGGTAAAACAATTTTATCGCTTGTTGTCCTTGAAGAAACCTATGTGAAATCAGACGATGGATTTGAGGTAACTTTTGGCAAGCAATGGCGAGTTTTGCGGTTGGTCGATTTGCCGGTCAGCGATGCCTCAACTGTTAATGTGCCGGAAAATGCCGGCACATATGAAGTTCAGCTTTTTCGTGATAATAACAAACAAAAACCAATCCAAGTATTTCAGCCTAAGGACGCGAACGGCGATCGTTTGAACGAAATACCGTTTATGTTCGTTGGTTCTGAAAACAATACACCTGATATTGATGATGCTCCAATGATTGATGTTGCGACACTCAATCTTGGCCACTATCGCAACTCAGCTGATTACGAAGAAAGCGTTTTCATCGTTGGTCAACCCACTCCTGTATTCAGCGGTTTGACTGAGCAATGGGTCAAAGATATTCTGAAGGGTGTTGTTCGGCTTGGTAGCCGGGCGGCCATTCCCTTGCCAGTCAATGCGTCGGCATCGTTGCTACAAGCTGGTGCCAACCCCGAACCTCTGAATGCGATGAAACATAAAGAGGCTCAAATGGTCGCGATTGGCGCCAATCTGATCGATACATCGCGCGCACCACGAACCGCAACCGAAACGATGATTGATGACACTAACGAGCGGTCAGTATTAGCTACCTGTGGGGATAACGTTTCGGCCGCTATGCGTTTTGGTCTTGGTTGGGCAGCTAAGTTTCTTGGATCGGTTTCAACCGATATCAAATTTGCGTTGAATACTGAATTTGATCTTGTTCGGTTAACCGCTCAAGAGCGTCAGCAACTTGTTCAAGAATGGATGGATGAAGCCATTTCTTGGAAAGAGGTTCGTGAAAATCTGCGCCGTGGCGGGATCGCCAAACTATCGGATGAAGATGCACGTAAGGATATCAAAGCAAATCCACCGCCCAAACCCGAACCGAAAGGTGCAACGGTTCCTAACCCCAATCCTAACTCAAATACCGGAGGCTAAGCCGTGGCTTTGAAGCGTAAGATTGACAAAGATGAATTCGAGAAACTTCCGAAGGATGTTCAAAAGGAATATACCGCCGAAGGCGACGGTTACATTCTTGACGTGGAAGGTTTCGAGGATGTTGGCGAATTGCGGCGCGCGAAGGATCGCGAAGCAGCTGACGCAAAGAAGTTCAAAAAGGAATTGAAGGAAGCAACCGACAAACTCGCCGCGCTTGAAGGCGATGAAGGCAAGCGCGCAAAAGATATCGCCAAACTTGAAAAGGAATGGCAGGAAAAAACAACCGCTGAAGCCGCAAAGGTTGCCGCTCGTGACAAGACCATTGCTGGTATGCTGGTCAAAGCTGCGGCCGAAGGTATGGCCGGCAAGATCAGCAAGGTTCCGGTTCTTATGGCGAAAGCTATCGCCGAAAGACTTTCGGTTGATCATACGGGTGATGAGCCCAAGTTGGTCGTTCATGGAAAGGATGGTAAGCCATCCGATTTAACTCTTGAACAACTGCAAAAAGAATTCGTTGCAAACAAGGATTATGCTGATATTATCATCGGCACGAAAGCATCAGGGAGTGGTACTCCCCGCGAACCGGAACGTAAGCCCGGCGGTGCCGGTTCAGGTTCCTCAGATAAACCCGCTTCGCTAACTTCTTTGAGCACAAGTGACTTAGTTGCTCATATCAAGGCGAAGCGCGATGCGTCAAAAGAGGGAAGCTGAGCCATGGCGTTGAGCGATCTTGCTGTTTTCAGCGAATATCTCTACACGACCCAACAGGAAATTTTGGGTCAGCAAATCGAGTTGTTCAACGCGGCATCGCGTGGAACGATCACCATGTCCACCAATCCGATGCAAGGCGACTTTCACACCGAAGCTTTTTGGAAGCGCATTTCAGGGTTGGTCCGCCGTCGCAATCCCTACGCAACCGGTGCCGTCACTGCGAAGGAACTCGCAATGTTGACGGATGTCATGGTGAAGATTGCGGCCGGTACACCGCCGATCAACATTCCGCCATCAATGTTCGAATGGATCCAAAAAAGCCCGGAGGAAGGCGGGGT